ACAGGCGTCGGAGCAGACGATATCTTCAAAGCTGCGACCAACGTGAAGCTCCAGACAGGACTTCCTGCTGACGCAGTAGTCGTCAACCCGGCGGACTATCAGACGATGAGGCTCGCCAAGGACCAGAGCGGCCAGTACTACGGCGGTGGATATTTCTACGGCCAGTACGGTCAGGGCGGCATCATCGAGCAGCCGTCTATCTGGGGACTCAGGACAGTAGTATCTGCTGCAGTTCCTGCAGGAGAGGCTATCGTCGGAGCATTCAGACTCGGCGCTGAGATCCTGAAGAAGGGCGGAGTCACAGTCGACATCGCGAACCAGAACGAGGACGACTTCCTGAAGAACCTCGTCACCATCCTGATCGAGGAAAGAATCGCTCTCGCAGTAAGAAGACCGGCTGCGTTCTGCATCCTGTCTGCCGACAGCGAATCTTAGTCCGATAGGAGGGCGCGGAAATGAAGAAATATATATGGCACGGCACGACATATCAGATCGCCGATGAGGATCTCTTTAAGTATCCGGGAGCGGTTCCGGTACATCCGGAGACTCCGAAGGCGGCTGAAGAGGAGCCGAAGTCAAAGAAGAAGACCCCTGCAAAGAATAAATCCCGCCAGAAGAAGCCCGCAAACAAATGAGGACTGCGTGGGGGTATGAGGTAAGCGAAGGCCTTGAGCCTATAATCTCGAAAGAGATCTTCAATGCCAGGACAGGTGGTCAGTATCAGTCGAACCCGCGTGTGGAGGCGGCCCTCAAGGCCGCCTCACAGGCGGTGAGAAACTGCTGCGGCTGGCATGTCAGTCCGTCGATGAAGTGTAAGGCACGCCCTCACGGAGGGTCTGCCCTTACACGTCTTCCGGCAGCTTATGTCAGCAAGATCACATCCGTCAAGGAAGAAGGGACCGTGCTCACGGACTCAGATTATGAGTGGCGCGAAGACGGTCTTCTCCGGAAGACGGACAAGACCTGGACAGACAGATGGAACGGCATCGAGGTCGAGTATGACGCCGGATATGATCCGGAAGCTGTTCCTGATCTCGCCGAGACTGTGAGCGCCATCGCTGCAGGAGTGCTCTCTGTAGCGTCAGGAGTGACATCGGAGAGCGCAGACGGCGTGACGATAAGCTACAGCTCGAGCGCAGCGAGTATCGCTGCATCGCTCACCTCACAGCAGAGAAGCGCCCTCGAACCTTATAAGGTGGTCGGAAGCCATGCCGCTTAGTTTTTTCACAGACACGGTCACGCGGAAGAGGGCTCAGATAAAGAACAAGAACGGGATGGACTGCCAGGACTGGGCGAACGCGGAAGAGATCACGATCTCGAACGTGCAGCTCACACCTGCAGCGACTTCCCGAGACTTTGATGAGCGGACTCTGAACGTGAGCGACAAGAGGACACTGAGAGCGGGATATGATGCGGATATAAAGGCGGGAGACCGCATCGTATGGAATGGCACCGAGTACGACATCGAGGGCGAGGTGTTCCACACCAAGTCACCGACGGGCCGTATCTCGACGACCAGATGCACGCTTGTGAGGTTCAAAGGATAATGGGCGCAAAGGTAAGGATAGAACATAACGGAGAAGGATGGATCGATATCTTCAAGTCTGCAGGGATGCAGGCTGTCGTCGATGAGGCCGGCAAGCGGATCGCTGCCGAGGCCGGATCTGACTATGAGTATCTGACCGAGTACGATCAGATGCACAATAACCAGTTCACGGTAGGCGGCGTGGTAGTAGCCGTCGGCCATGAAGGCGACGAGAAAGAAGCGATCGACAAGGTCCTCACTAAGGCGGTACACAGATGAGAGTATGTAATGACATCGAGACGGCTCTGTATGAGCTGCTTATAAGCAAGAGCATGAGCGCGTCAGCTCACGCCCTTCCTACATCGCTCGGAGACACGCTTCCTCATGTGCACGTCGTGAGGACGGGAGGATATACGTCTGACCTCGTAGTCGAGACCAACAGCGTGGACTTTGATGTCTATGCTTTAGATCAGGCGGACGCGATGACGGCTGCGTCGAACTTGTGCGCTCTGGCGAGGAATCTCGCCGGCACAGACCTCGGCGGAGTGCCGTGCTACTCGTCCGAGGTCGTGACGCTGCCGTACAACAATCCGGATCCGAGACATCCGACGATAGGACGCGCCACTTTCAAGGCGCAGATAGTTACAAGAGTAAGGAGTGAAAACAATGCCTGAAGTAAAAGACGTAAGAGTAGGGGCGCCTGATCAGGGCACCACAGGAGCGATACTGAGCGCGCCGATTGGCACGCCGCTTCCTGAGCTGACGGATATCACGAAGGCTGCTGTCGCACTCAATCCAGCATTCAAGGGCAACGAGTACGTCTCTGAAGACGGTCTCACACTGAGTCCTTCCATGAGCACGAACGACATCAAAGACTGGAGCGGAGCTACGGTCCGCAAGGTCCTCGCGTCGTTCGACGGCACACTGGCATGGACGATGATCTCGACCAACGAGGAAGAGATGAAGACCACCTTCGGCGACAAGTTCGTCACCGCGAAGGAAGCAACGGAGTCCCACGGCAAGCAGCTGAAGGTCGCTCTCGGAGCTCACCTTCCGGATCCTAAGGCGTTCGTCTTCCTGATGAAGGACGGAGACGCAAGGATGCTCATCACAGTGCCGAACGGCCAGATCACGGAAGTCGGAGACCTGGTATTCAAGGCGGGCGAGGCGGTAGGCTGGCCGGTAACGATGTCGACTGCTCCGGATGAGAACGGTCACAGCATCTACATCCTGACAGATGACGGCCAGGTACTCACAGACAGTGAGTCTTAATTGTTTTGGGGAGGAATTGATATGAGAAGTTTTGGAAATGACGCACCGGAGTTCTTCTGCTTTCAGATCGCAGATGACAAAAAAGTGTATAAGATCCCGCTGGCGGCTTCGATGCCGTACAGCCTCCTGAAGAAAATGCAGAAGGCTGAAGGCGACGAAGGGAAGTTCGACGCTCAGGTCGAGATGCTGAGGAAGTACGTGGGCGACGTCGTGGACGAGCTGGACGCGATGACGCTCGGGAAGATCCTGAAGGCGTGGGCTGAAGCATCGAACAAACAGGGGGCAGAAGTGGGGGAATCTTAGGCCTTGTCCGTCTGATCGAGGAACATGATCGTGCTCTCGAGTACGACCTCATGACACGGACAGGGCGAACCCTCAATGAGTACATGGAAATGGGGGCGGCCGGCAAGGTCGCCCTCTTGTCGTTTATAGGCAACTTATCACCGGACTCCGCGCTCGCGCAGGAGATGGATCCGAAGGACGAGTTCGGCGCCTGGTACACGACAATGAAAACGAACGCGATCCTCGCGGATATCTTCGACGTGTTCGTCAGAGCGAACACACGGAAGGGAAGAAAGGCGGCGGAGTATCCGCGGCCTAAGAAACATCGCGTCATAGGTAAGGACGCGATACCGATCTCACAGTTCTGGGATTGGTGGAACGGAAAGAGGTAAGAGATGTCAGGTAGCGGTACAGAAGTAGCAAGGGCGTATGTCACGATTATACCTAAGTCTGACGGCACGTCTGACAAAGTTATAGATTCAGTCGTTAATCCCTTGAGCGACGGTGTGGCCAAAGCAGGGGATGCGGCTGGCGGTTTATTCAATGCGAACCTCGGCGGGATGCTCGCCAAGTTCGCGATCCCTGCAGCAGTAGTCGCGACTCTCGTCGGTCTCGGCAAGGTAGGCTTTGATGCGTTTGAAGAGGTCCAGCAGGGCACGTTCAACGTGATCAAAGCGACCGGAGCGACCGGAGACGCTGCGAAGCAGCTGGAGGGAGTATATAAAGAGGTCGCGAGGAATGTCGTCGGCGACTTCGGCGATATCGGCTCTGCGGTAGGTGAGCTGAATACCAGATTCGGGCTGGAGAACGAACAGCTCGAAGAAGCGTCCGAAGCGGCGATGAAGTACGCGAAAGTCACCGGACAGGACGCGACCAAAGCGGTCCAGGACGTGTCTCGCATGATGAACAATGCGGGCATATCCGCGGACGAGTATGAGACTGTCTTAGATAAGCTGACCGTGGCAGGTCAGCAGGCCGGGATAGATGTCAGCAAGCTCGCGAACGATGTAACGACAAACGCTGCGAGCTTTAAGCAGATGGGAATCTCCACGGACGAGGCTATCGCGATGCTCGCTCACTTCGAGAAGAGCGGAGCGAACACGTCGCAGATCCTGTCCGGCATGAAGAAGGGCGTCTCTGAATGGGCCAAGGAAGGCAAGAGCGCGAAAGACGGCTTCAACGACTTTGTGAAAGGCGTGGAAGACGGGTCCGTGAGCACTGCGGACGCCATAGATCTGTTCGGTGCGAGAGCGGGGCTCGCCATGTACGACGCTGCAGAAAAAGGCCAGCTGTCGTTCGACGATATGTATGCAGCCATCACGGGAGATGCTGAAGGCGCTCTTGATCAGGTGTATGAGGACACACTCTCGGCATCCGAGAAGATGGATCTCGCCTGGCAGAACGTGAAGCTCGCCGAGGCGGATCTCTTTGCTCCGATAGCGGTCGCGATAAGCGACACGCTGACGAACGTCATCATCCCGGGAGCGCAGACGGCAAGCACGGCGATCGGTGACTTCATGGAGAACGTCGGCGGCTACTACGACCAGTACGTAGCTCCTGTCGTGGACGCGGCCATAAACTATGTCGAGCCCGCGATCAAGGAGATCCAGAAGACGGTCGGCCAGGGCGTGGACTATGTGACTGACGTATTCAACAAGGCTATGCCTGAGGTCCAGAAGCTCATCGAGGACGTATGGCCGGACATCCAGAAGATCATACAGAACACGATGGCTGTGATCAAGCTGGTAGTGGTCCCGGTGTGGAACTACATCAAGGGCGTGATAAGCACGAACGTGAAGGTCATAGTCGCCCTGGTGAAGTTCGCGTGGCCGCTTATATCCGGAGTCATCAAGACTCAGATCAACATCATCAAGAATACGATCGGCACGATCAGGACCATCATCAGCGTGGTGACGAACGTGTTCAACGCGGTGAAAAATGCCATCCTGCATCCGATCGAGACTGCAAGGAACACTGTCAAGGGCATCGTGAACACGATCAAGGGATTCTTCCACTTCTCGGTGCCTCATCCGAAGATCCCGCTGCCGCACTTCAGCATATCGCCGGCAGGTTGGAAGCTCGGAGACCTCGTGAAGGGCAAGGTCCCGTCCCTGTCCGTGAAGTGGTACCGGAAGGCTGAGGACGAGCCGTATCTCTTCAGGAACAAGGCGATCTTCGGGGCTGGCGAAGGCACGAGAGACGAGATGCTCTACGGCAAGCAGGCTCTGATGAGCGATATCAAGGAGGCCGTGGGCGGCGGAGCTCAGAACATCGTGCAGAACTTTGATGTGAATATATCCGGCATCTCCGACATCGAAGATGCTGCGGAAGAGTTTATAAGTATCGTTAAGAGAGATATGAGGACAGCATAATGACTCAGACGAAAAAGCCGACCGGCCTCAAGATAACGAGGGACGGCGTCAACTTCATTTTGTCCTGGAGTAAAGGCGACAAGGACTACGGGAACGGACAGCAATTCCAGTGGCTGAAGGACCGCGCATCGACAGAAGACAGCTGGGGACCGTCTCCTGCGACGAAGCTCGGGGCGAATACTACATCGCGCAAGGAAAGCATCAGCCTGTCGAACTACTATCCGAACTCCGAGAAGCCGAAGCTGAACTCCGTGAAGATGAGGGTGAGAGGCAACCGGAAGAAGTATACGACCGGAAGCGGAAAGAACAAGAAGACGATCAATCCGGGATGGTCGGAGTGGAACGACAAGACGTTCACGATCGCGGTCCCGGCTGTTCCTAAGCTGACGGCAGAGCTCGACAGTGTTCTGACGAACAAGACTTTGTTCTCATGGGAGACAGAGACGTCGACGTCAGCTGCAGCGATCCTCACAGACTGCTTTTATGAGTCCATCCGCGTACCGAACTGCGACACGGACGATGGATCCAAGATAAACTTCGACAAGAACGACTCCACATACATCAGCGGCACTACGACGGCGACGAACAGCCTGCCGATAGAAGAGTCCGGGATGAACCTGTCGACGACGTCGTACACCAGATGGTTCCGGATAAAGGCGAGAGGCCCGAAGGGAGACAATAAAGGCGGCTGGGTGTATGAGAAGCATGTATATGCCAGGACACAGCAGGCGACTGTCGAAGGCGACGCCAAGGTGGAAGACAACACCGCGAACGGGATGGACGTATATGTCGGCTGGGATGCTCCTGCAGACAACGCCCGTCCGATAGACGAGACGCAGGCGCAGTACGTCCTGACTGTTCCGAACGCGGGACTCGCGTGTCCTTCCGGACTGACGTGGACCGACGCGGACATATCGGCAGACACAGACGCGACGGATCATGCAGCATTTGCGATAGACGACCAGCTGGACGATGACGAGTGCCTGTTCATAAGGAT